CACCAAATAAAGAGAAATGATCCTTGGGACCAAGTTTTTTGATGGAGGCTAATACCGCATCACGATCATATCGATGTGATCGCTGCTCTTCTCGCATTCCCTCTTCATAACAATAGGTGCATTGCAATTGACAACTGACGCCAACAGGTCGAATCTCAATACTCATAATATTTTTGCCGTAAAACTTTACGCACCCACGGAAATGGGCTGATCAGCATGTGTGGCATCTGCGTGTGGAACATCTGTGTGTGCTACGTCCGAATGGCCAGAACTGTCGGTATGGTACGTGGTGTCGGTGTGTGTACTGCTGGTCGTCTCATCGCCATGATCATCGGAATGATCGTTATGGCCACCGTGACCCTCGCCCGGGCCCCCATCACCAAACGGGTCGTCACCGTGGCTCCCTCCGGTATCGCTATGATCGTCAGCATGTTCATCGCCGTGTGCCACAGAATCGTTGTGTGTAGTCGTATCGGTGTGCGCCACGTCCGAATGTGATACGTCCCCAAATGCCACATCATCATGCGGGCTATTTTGTATGGCGCCGGTGTCAGTATACCGTAACTGGTGCTGGCCAGACCCAGTATTATCTATCCACAGCGATCCGGCAATAGCGCCAGAGTTTGTGCCATGGGTGTTTATAGTAGAACATTCGCGTACGTTTCCAGAGGTATCTACATACCGTAAACGATCAGACTCTATCCAGATTGAGCCGCTTATACCGGCGCCGGCCGATCCCTTGTTGGTGCCGATAATATAATATTCTGTAGCCCCGCTATCCACATAATGAAGCGCGGTTCCTTCGACCCAGATACTACCAGCAATCTTAGCCATTATTTCACCTTAAGAAGTTGTGCAACATGTAAGGTCAATTGTAACACATGTGCTTGCAATTCGCCAATCTCAGATCTAAGGGACAATACGCCCTTCGCGGATTCGCGTCGGGCCCGCGACCGCGTGAGAGCCTTTTTGTCGGTTAATAGTAACGCGTTGTTATAGGTGTCCCGTACATGCTTGCGGTCATCGGTCTGTATCAGCATTACTCATCCAAGGCAATAGCGCGGAAGTTGCGAATCTTCGGCACGACGGTCGTATCGTTGGTAGACATCACTATTTTAATGGAGAACACTTTGAACCGATCCGTGGTATCCGTAGATGATGTCAACGCTTGACTTTGCGGCGTGCGGAACTCAAACTCCCGATACTGTGTGGCACGTGTGCTGATCACTCCATCCGGCGTGATTTGTGTCATCAATCGCCATGGCTGATCCGCAAACCTCTCGCTATCCAACGTGCCCGATAGCACCTTGTAATAGGCATAGAAGTTAGTACCCTCGGGGCGATATCCATCAAAGTACATCTTGATGTCGCGAGCGTCGAACCCTTCCGCTAACGACACCTCCCGTGTGAAGTATCGTGTCAGCGCATTACCATGCTGTGCGGAGTCCTCGCCACGATACGTCAGCGCCGCATTGCCAGATACCGTAACAGTCGGCGTAGTGAGGTAGCCACTTCCGTCAGTCGTTAACACAAGACTAGTAACAGTGCCCGTGACGATGGAACTATTGACGGTGGATACAACTGCGTATCCTACTGCATTCGCACCGACATTACTGGCGCTTATTGTCATCGTCAGGTTCGCAAAGGTCGAGAACGCATTCGCGACGCGGGCTTCACCGGCGGTCGTTGTCGCAGTAAACTGAGAGTCGCTTTCGATGGACGCAACGGTCACCGCCAAGTTGGCCCCGATCACCACATCTCGTCCCACAATAACTGAGGTGAGGAACGCACTGCCCGTCCCTGTCACAACGTTAGACGATGCGACCGTCGTGACGGTGCCTGTGGCTGCGGCCGCATTCGCATAGCCACTACCGGGATCGAGAATGACAAACTGTGTCGCATACAGTTCCATCTCATTGATGCGATTCTGTATACCAAGGACAGTCATCTTTTTTAGATCGACATACGGTGCGACATCAGTGCTTCGCGTTGTGAGCGTGGCGATGGTATCGATGGTATTCGCTGACACCCCGCTGACTGTCTGACCCGCTGGCGCACTATTCGCAAAAGCAGGGTAGAACTGTGGCGCAGCGTTCGCGTCGTAGCTCCCGGTTAAGAACGACCGTGAGGACAACGCTACCAGTTTGTTCGGTTGAACGCTATACGCAACTGCGGTGCCAGAACCTTCTGGCTTGACGCTCAACGAATAGCTCGTCGATGTCACCAACGGGAAGGTAACTTCATACGGATAGAATGTCATCGAATCAAATGTCTTGGTTGTCGCCGGTTGCACGCCACGGGCGACAAGGATGCCAGTGTTCGCACCACTCGACAATGTCCACTTTGCTTTGTTCAAGCGGAACATTATATCTTCAAATGGTGTTTCGGTCCACGTCGATCCGTTCTGTGACTTGAAGAAGCTGCCCGCATAGGGCTGCTTCGCAACCTTCTTATCGGTGCCAAGCACCTGCGCGCCGAGTTCGGCGGTGTAGACTTTATATTCCGAGGAGTCAGAGCGAACCACAAGGGCGTACTCAATACCAGGCAACAGGTGTACCAGTGAGGGCATCGTGAATCGCGTGTACGCGGATGTGTTGCTGAACGCGGTAGACAAATCCGTTGTGATAACATTCACGGCGTCGTACCGCAGTGTGGTAGACGCTTGTCCTTCTGGTGACGCACACGGCACTACCTGATATGACGAAGGATATCCATTGATAACTGGTCGAAGTTCAACCGTGACTGGAATGTCATCGGTAGGTTTTGCTGAGAACACCAAGTCCACCGAGGCTAGCATGATACCCTGTGGAAAGCGTGTCGCATCCACAAGGAACGTTTCCGCTAGTGGATCTGCCCATCCTTCTGGGCATGACGTGTAGGTGTCGTTCTCCCAATAACGAGAGTCGTGGACACCACGTCGCGTGACATTGGTGGTACGAGATACGATACTAGTGGGTTGCTGCGACACCGACAAACCGGAGGCCACATAGTTGGTTTCTGCGGTGGTCGTGGCGCTTGAGAGATCGTTTGTACTGCTATCCGTCAAACGGAAGAGTCGTTGACCAGTCGCGAACTGCCCTTCCTGAAGATGAAGCACCCCCGATACGGTACCCGCACCACCCGCAGTCACCGTACTGTTCGCAAGGAACCCATCAGATGACAACGACCCGACGCTATAGATCGTCTGTCCCGCTGTGATATCTGTGAGTGCGCTTGTATCAATAACCGCCGTCTGGTTCGCTGAGTGATAGTTGGTGACACTCGCACTCTGTCCCGCGCCAGGCCCACCGACAAAATAGATCACCGTGGTGTTGGCGATTTTGGTATCCGTGATGTCCACGTCCAACCGAAGGTTGTTTGAATCATACGCCCGCACGACGCCCGAGGTAATCACCGCCGTGTTAACCGTGAGTGTCTTTGTTTCTACCGCAACACTGGCCGCGCTGAGAACACTGGACGTACGGGAGGACATCGGCAAAATAACCTCGGCACCGACCGTGCCAACACCAGAATCTTTCGCCATTTTCTCGGGGCGCAAACTCCCGGCGGCGTAGCTAAACTTCCGAGCATACGCGCCATTATCTTCCGGTAGAATGAGGCGCGATCCACGATCCGTAAATGTACCCGTCGCACTGCCGTAGTTCAGCCCGGGCCCAAGAATGGCATCAGCGTCCACATCCTGCTGCGCCCGAGTGCACTTGAGTGTGTATGTGATCGTAGCGCCCGAGTTCGACAAACGCGGGGTGACATCTGCGACCACGACACGGGTCAATGTGTAAAGGGTTGCACCATTCAACCTGAGGGCAGCATTGCTATCGAAGGTCGCGGCGGTGTTTGACGAAACACTGGCGATGTATCGATCAAACACATCCACACCAGACTTGACACGCACCAACTGATTCGACAACAATTCGAAGTCAAACTCAGTACTGGTTCCGGTGACTGCCGTTGAATTGGTGATAGTGCTTACGGTCCCCGTCAAGGCTTTTTTCACATAGAGCGTCTGTCCAATGAAGAAGGTGCCCGAGGGAATGTCACTCGCAGCGACGGGGTTCAGTTCAAGCACATTTGCTTGCTGCACATATTTTTGCACCGACACACTATCAAAAAACGGATACAGCGTGGCATTCGGACGCAACCCATTGGCGGCGAACACAACGTCTCGGGCTCGGATACTATGGACAACAGAGGTGTCCAAAATCACGTTGCCAAGTGACTGTGTATTCGTTTGCGAGGTGTATGAAAATTCGGTGCCTGTGCGTTCCGACACAGATGCGGTTACTGTTTCTGACATAGTGTCCTTCGAAAGTTATGTGTTAGCCGTCGCTCAAACGTCGGTCCGTCTTACGAGTGGTGGATTACCGGCGGCGTCCCAGGCTTCCCAACTTCGCCAATTATACTCGCCTGCCTTTGCGCTCTCACTCCCCTCGTTGACACGCCATTCTGTGCCATTCTCTTCTTCTTCTTCTTCTTCGGGTGCTGTTGCGGTCCATGTCGTATTCCATTCACCCCACACCGTGTACGCAGGCAGGTTTGCATTGATCCACGCTTGCGTCGGACCACCCCCGTCTATTACCTGTGCCGGAAGTGTCGTGGTAGACTTCCACGTATCCACCGCTGGTGACAATTGAATCTTCCCGTAGAAGGAACCGATATCAAATGGGTTTACCGAAACCGATTTGGTTGCTAACGGCTGTGAAATGAACTCCTCCGTCGTATAGGCCGGAATGGCGATATCACCAACAACGGTAATACCAGCCGTGGTGGTGTTCGCATAGTCCGTGCTGAACTGCGTCGAGAACGATCTGAACGCGGAGTGTAGTACGTGCTTGCGTGTGTCAATGGACGCGGCGAAGTCTATATGGGACACATGCGCGGTTCCGGTGCTTGTAAAATTATCCACCACAATCCCGTTCTTGAACCGCTCGTTGTCGTCGGCATCTAGTTCCGTCGTGTCAAGCGTGAGGCGTTCCAGTTGCGACAGTGCCGTATAGTACTCTACCCGCTTTACACGGTCGTCCACCTTTGCGATGTCCCGCATTGTGTATCGCTTGTAGTCGTACGACTTCACGGTGACATTAGTAGGAATGCCCGCCCCATCAACGAGCGTATATGCAGGAATAGTCAATCGATAGAGCAACAAGTCTGTTGCTTCGATATGCGGCGCCTCTGGGAATACCGCAGCCTGTCCTTTCGTGACATGGAACGCTCCGTTGGCGGTAATCGATACAGCATCCTTCCGCGCCAGATAGTAATCGTAATCACCATTCCAGATATCGTCGGACACGGGAATAAGATAGGGCGTACCATCGCTGGCCGCATATGTGCTGTTGGCACTCGTATTTGTTGACGCAAACACCAACGCAACATTTCCGGTCGCCGCCCCATAATGGCCTTGCGCGACACGAAAGTCCAGACAAGCTCGCAAGTTCGTCCCTCGCCCATATTTCGGAGAGACATACGTGGGAATGGTATCGTACGTCATGCCCTTATCGACATTGTTCGTCGAGAGATAACTATCCACCGTCGCGTATCCAATACCCGAGTGCATGAAGTGGTCAAAGATAAACAGCAGACGCCCAGTCGTGACGATCACAGCACTTGCGCCCGTCCCGACAATGGCGCGGCCGTAGTTGTAATGGTTGTCGCGTTGCCCCGTATCCAGTCTGAAGTGCGACGTAACATCCGTGGCGGTAGACATATCTCCAGTAGAGAAGACCGTGTTGCTGCTCTTATACAGTACCTTCCGCAGATTCGTCACATCATGTGTGCGAAGCGAATACGCAAAGCTCGGCGCCGTGTTCAGCGTATGATATTCCACCTGTCCATTAACCAACGCGGTCGTTGCAGACGCATGGTAGCTCGTAGTATTACCGACATAGTAGTTTTTCGTTCGTGCGGACGAACCAGTGACGAGAGCTTTACCAGTCGCGATGAAGGTGCGCGTATCACTCGTTGACGCGCCGTGGTAGTACGTGAATGATAGGTGATACTCACTTCCTGTTGGCGAACCAGCAGAAGAGATACTCACGCCGTTAATCGCTCGCTCGCTCCCGGTCGGCGTGGAATCGGTAAACTGGACAACTTGACCATATCCATTTGCATCAGCGGTGATATCAAAGATCGTGAAATACTTTCGAGCTTCTTCTGCCGTATAGGTTCCTGCGGGAATGCTAAAGGTATTTCCTGCGAACGAAAGTGACAGCGCGCCGCTAGTGGCGCTACTGAAGGTCCGAGTATTTGAAGCCGACGCATGCCACGTAGAGAACGTTGCGGTGCTTGTGTCAATACTTCCCGACTCGATAAACTTTTCGGGAAGCTGGTAAATCAGTTTGTTGGTGCCCGTGGAACTAATCAGTGAATAGCCGTTGGGTGTGCCGTTAATCTTTCCAGCAGGCGCTACGTTCGCTTGGAAAGAGAGATTGTCCGCATATATCGCATTGTCGTAAGCTTTTGTAGCATCATACAACGTAAACGCATCCGCGTCTCTTGGCTGGAATAACAAACGATAGGTGGTATTCGCATTTGGCAGTACAGCAAGATATTCTTTCAGCGTGATATACGCGTCCGAACCGAGAAAGTGGTAGCTATTAGCGGTGAACGTGCCCGTTACCGGAGAAGCCGCACCACTAAGAACGACGGTTGCCCCCGTAATTGCTGTGTTGACAGCCGGGAACCCATCTCCTACCGCAACCGGTAACTGGATTGCTCCATCAACAATCGTGGCTGTACTCGCTAGATTTCCTGTGAGACTTGTAAAATTCCAATCGTATGTAAAGAGTTTGTAGACGCTACTGTTCGCAAGTTCCGAAATGGCGGCCGCGAGTGGAACACTATAGCTTTCCAGCATTCGAACCTTCGCGGTACCAATCTTCGAGTACGCGTACGTCGTCGCACTTGCCGTATCAATACTCGTCGGCGCAACAGAGTGTACGTCTACTGTCGTGGTGCCAACAAAATAGTTGTTCGGCGCCGTTGTACCAGAGACACGGTTGACTAGCAGGTAACTTCCTACGGTCGCGGGTAGTGTTCGATTGGTCGCCGATTCCGTCGTTCGTCCCTTGTCAATACTCAGCCGCACCGGCGCGGTGGTTTCCATTTCAAACCCACGCACATACGCCTTTCCTGACGAGAGCGATAACTGGAGAGTTGTGATATCCGCAGAGTTCGTAGAATTGGCCAAGCTCGCAGCTTCCACTACGGGCAAGAACGGGCGAATCATATAGTCGCCGGACTCGTCGTAGGTACGCCGTGCGAGCGTGAGCTTCAGTTCAGCGGCCGTGACATATTTTGCATTAGATTGCGTGTAGAGAATCTGCCCGTCAACGACGCGAGCGATCTCAATGAATCCAGCATCCGCAGTGTCCGTAATAGCTCGCTTCGACAGGGTCAGACGAACACGGAACCGATGTGCGCCAACGGCGCTACGATTCGCTTCATCAAGGAGTGACGCACCGACGACATCATCCAGTTCATCGAGGAACTCTTCCACGACTTCCATACCGACCCGGTAGGAGGGAGTGTTCGTTAGCGCATCAAGCACGATAGTCTGCGGCTTGACGCGTACGAAGAAGCCGGAGACAAACATCACCCCTTCATCCACACTAATCGTGGATGCACTATGAAAGACAGACGAATTCGCTCCCGCTGCGAACGTCGCCGTTACCGTCGCGTCATCGCGATCCTGAATAACGCCTTCCGCGCCAAAGGTGTTGGTGCTGGTGTATTTGAAGACGAGATAGTTGTTCGTGGTTTCGGCGTCATCAATCGAGACAAACTGTGTGATGCGCCCCGTGGTCGTGAGATCCGTTACTCCTGCCACTTTGGCATAAACATACTTGCCGTCATTCGTGGTGCGATTGAAGAAGCTCGCCAGATTCGTGGTCGCAAGTACCTGTCCACTATTAGCGGATGTATCAATCGTCAACGACGCGCCGAGGACGCGATCCCCATCACGGAACTGCGTCGTGCCGAGATGCTCCAACTGCGACTGTAAAAGTGTTTGTATCTGCGTTAGTTCACGCGCCTGAACACCGTAGCGTGGACGAAACATGATTCGATGAAAGTCGAAGTCATCACCACGCAACAGCCCAGTGGTCGTGTTGGCGACTTCGTAATAGTCATCGTAATACGGTGTCGTTCGCAGCGTATTTTCTGTGGTGTTGCTAAGTGCCATTCAGTATCTCGTTTATGAAGAAGTATTCTATCATATTTAGTTAATTAAATCGAAAGATTAATTTGATATCTTCCGCTTGATTGGGGTCCCGTGTGACGGGCGCCCGTTGATCGACATACAACACATCACCGGAGAAAGGTTTCAGTTGAGGCGCAGATATCGCTGAGACTACACCAATGACACCCTCGGTTGTCGTATCTGTGACTTCGTCGCCAATTTGAAATGCCACATCACGGCCCTTGTCGTTGATATCCGTCACACGCACCACGGGCACGCTGGATACAAGAACCGTATCTACCACCGTAGCAGTGACGGCATACGCGGTGTTGTTTGTTACCTTGATTCCATCGTCCGGCGCAAAGACACCCGTATTGGCAGAGAGAGTAATGTCGAACGTCTGTCGGTAAAACGATCCATTGGCACTTGCGCCATTCGCCAAGAGTGGATTGTCAATCAACATAATCCGTCGATAGTCGTTCACCGTTGATAGTTGATCGGTTTCGTCATCTTGCAACGTGGTGTTCAACATAATGGCCGAAGCACCCAACTCGCGTTGCGGGTCATATCCGTGATTAGGATACACAGGAATAATCATACGCGCCGTCGCATTCGTTGAACCGACTGCGCGGCCGGACTGTTCCACGATAATCGTATCTACTGTCGTATACCCAATACCACCGTTCGACGGTGTGATATTCGTAGTCGTGTTTGACGTGAATGTCAAACTCAAAGTATTCGCAGCGATGATCGCGCCGTTTCCGTCGCCCGTGACAGTCACCGTCAACGTACCCGCTGGATCGTAGTTCGTGCCATTGGCAGTCATAATACAGGGCACGACGGTTGACAACTTACCGGGATTGTCGGTCGCATAGGTGCGGACTAAACTATCCGTACGCACAGGCATCCACGATGTCGTGAGGAACTGATAGTCATCCGTTGTAATACTATAGAGGTACTGCCAGACATATCCGTCAGCGGTAGCCACAGGGCTGACGGTATTCCCTGTCGTACTCGGAGCGGTCGTGCTGCGGCCGTCATTATTGTTCCACAGGCACTTGTAGACTTTGTATGGAAGTTCATTGGTGTCGAGCGCATACACGTTCGTGTTCGCAATATTTTCGACGGTATCGTCGTACTGTGTATAGATGGTATTGGTTTCCCAGTTTACACGCGAAATGACATATGCGGTATTCGCACTTTCAATACGCTTCATCGCCATCAAGTCACGCCAGCATATGTAGTCCACAGCTTGTGTCGTTGTCTCCGGCGTCGGTGGAGCGTTATCGTTATCCCACGCAACCGGGCGTCCAATGCCCAAATAGAGTCGCGAACTAATATCACCAAGATCGTCGATCAGCGTATTCACCTCGGCCGCCGTCGAGGTATCGGCTAGATAACTCTGAAATGTCGTAACGAGACTCTCGTATTTCTCGTTCGTCACCAGCGTTTCATTCAAACGCTTCGACAAAAATGTCAGATATTTACGTGTATCGTTAGTGGGCATAATAGATGTGACCTGTACGGAAACTCATAATGTATTTAGCGGTGATCCATTTACGCTGACGGGGACACCGATGCCGACGGGCTAAACGAACTAGACGGACTAAACGACGATGAGGGACTGAACGAACTCGACGGGCTCAACGACGGCGACGGTGAACTCGACGGGCTGAACGAACTTGACGGACTGAACGAACTTGACGGACTGAACGAACTTGACGGACTGAACGAACTCGACGGGCTCACCGACGGCGACGCCGAACTCGACGGGCTGAACGAACTCGACGGACTGAACGAACTTGACGGACTGAACGAACTCGATGGGCTCACCGATGCCGACGTGGAGCTTGACGGGCTCACGGAGCTTGACGGGCTCACTGACGTTGATGGGCTCACTGACGGCGACGCCGAACTCGATGGCGACACCGAACTCGACGGGCTGACTGACGCTGATGTCGAACTCGACGGGCTGAACGAACTTGACGGGCTGAATGAACTTGACGGGCTCACTGACGTTGATGGGCTCACTGACGTTGACGGGCTCACAGATGCCGACGCGGAGCTTGACGGGCTCACTGAACTCGACGGGCTGCCAGAACTTGACGGACTGACTGACGCTGATGTCGAACTCGACGGCGACACCGAACTCGACGGGCTCACTGAGCTTGACGGGCTGAATGAGCTTGACGGGCTCACAGATGCCGACACCGAACTCGACGGACTCACTGAACTCGATGGACTGACTGACGGTGACGGACTGGACGAACTCGATGGACTGAATGAAATTGACGGTGAGCTTGACGGGCTCCTCGACGCGGACGGACTAAATGACGCGGACGGACTAATAGTCCCAGACCCCGACGCCGACGGACTCGATGAACTCGACGGGCTCACCGATGCCGACACCGAACTTGACGGACTCTGCGAACTCGACGGGCTCACTGAGCTTGACGGGCTCGTAGACAGTGACGTAGAGCTTGACGGACTCTGCGAACTCGACGGGCTCACTGAGCTTGACGGGCTCACTGAGCTTGACGGGCTCGCAGACAGTGACGAAGAGCTTGACGGACTAAATGAACTCGACGGGCTCACTGAGCTTGATGGACTCACCGAAGCAGACACCGAACTCGACGGACTGTACGAACTCGACGGACTGTACGACAGAGATGCCGAACTCGACGGGCTCACGGAACTCGACGGACTAAATGTCGCAGACGGACTTGTGGAACCAGACGGGCTAACGGAACTTGACGGGCTCACCGAACTAGATGGCGACACCGAACTCGACGGACTCACTGACTGAGATGCCGAACGGGAACTTGACGGGCTCACCGACGGCGACGCTGAACTCGACGGGCTCACGGACGCCGAGGTAGAACTCGACGGGCTGAACGAACTCGACGGGCTGAACGAACTCGACGGGCTGAATGAACTTGACGGGCTCACTGACGTTGACGGGCTCACCGATGCCGACGTGGAGCTTGACGGGCTCACGGAGGCCGACGCGGAGCTTGACGGGCTCACCGAACTCGATGGACTGAATGAACTCGACGGGCTCACTGAGCTTGACGGGCTCGCAGACAGTGACGAAGAGCTTGACGGACTCTGCGAACTCGACGGGCTCACTGAGCTTGACGGGCTCGCAGACAGTGACGAAGATGGCGACGGACTGTACGAACTCGACGGACTGCCAGAACTCGACGGACTGTTCGACTGTGACGCCGACGGCGATGTGGAGGTTGACGGGCTGAATGAACCCGACGGGCTCAATGAACTCGACGCCGAACTCGACGGGCTGATTGACGGCGATGCAGAACTCGACGGGCTCACCGACGTTGACGGGCTCACTGACCCAGACGCGGAGCTTGACGGACTGGTCGAAGTTGACGGACTCACTGATGTTGATGGTGACAGAGACGGTGATATGGAACTCGATGGGCTCAACGAACTCGATGGGCTCAACGAACTCGACGGACTCACCGACGTTGACGGACTAAATGAACTCGACGGGCTCACCGACGCTGACGGGCTCACTGATGCTGATGGTGACAGAGACGCCGATGGCGACTGCGACAATGAACTGAGATCCACAAGAGCGGTTTCCGTCATTCCCGTAACAGTCACAGGCACTTCTGAGGTGACCACAAACTTGCCGTAGGCACGGAACCCCGCCGGATGTAGGATCTTTTTCAGCACATCGCTATAGCGATTAAACGACTGCGCGGCACGAATGACGTAGGTGTAGTTGTTGTAGTACTCACCGTCCTGAAGATATTTGTTCTCGGACGGGAAGCTCTTTGTCGTAGTGAACTGCCCTTCGTATTGCGACTCTGCGCCGATGACAGGTGTCAACGTGGCACTAACCTGCACCTGATCAGGATCACCTATTTCCGCGGCCGCCCGTGTGACGCTAATGCTGACAGTATTCGCATCAGTATACAGCACGCCCGTATTCTGCATTTTCACACGGGTGATCTGTCCGGCACCTTCCACTACCGTCAAGATGGCGTCTGCATACACGCCGAAGACGCGGCCGACAGTACTTGTCACAGCGCCCGCATCGGTGTCGTAGTAGAACAACTCCTGCGCTCGCGCATCGACACTATCCACAAGCACCAATGGCGAGACGGCGTATCCGCTACCAATAGAAGACAGCGCAACAGTGTTCACGGCACCATAGGATGTCTGCGCCCGTGGGTAGAGCGTACGCACATACCCTATCGCATAGGTACCATAGGTGTTCGCCGTGACAGTATTCGAAGTGGTGTACGCAGTAAAGGAGGTGTTACTGTTAATCGTCTTAACCACGACATCATAACCACTCGACACGTTTCCAATACGGACGTGTGAATTAACAGAGAGCGTCTGTGAAAAGAGGGTGGCCACACCGATGACGGTGTTCGTTCCATTCGTGGTGACTGTGCCAACTTGTAGGTTTGCATAATCCTGTTTGACATACAACCCCGTTGTCAACCCACTGAGGTTCCCCACATTGTCGAAGTAGAGCTTCGTGGCGTCAACCGTGTGACTAACGTTCCCCGCGAGATCCCCAGTGAAGTATCCTACGGGAGTCGCATTAACCGTGGCGGTCGATGTGTTCGATGTGGTGTCCGTCGCCGAACTGAGTGTGTACACCTGCCCCGTGTATCCCGCAGCAGTCGCCACATTCTCACTAAAGAACGGTGCGGTAGAAATGTCATCTGTGAGGATGGACACGTTCGCCAATGTCGCCGTCGTGTTTCCTGAGTTTGTCCAGACCCACGGTGTATAGTACGGTTTCGTATCTGCCGCGGCGAACACTGTGGCGGCCGTCGTATCTATAGTCCATGTGTTCTGGCTAGCTGCGGAATACGTATTAGCAGGCGTTCCTTCAGCACCACCCATCGTGACGGTTGCTGTTGCGTTCGTAAACGGATCCAGAATTACGTCAAGGTAGAGTGCTGTTTGTGTGTTCGCAAGTGTCGCGACATTCGCTCCGCCACCACTTCCCGATGCACTATAGAACAGGACTGGCTCACCGACACTGAAGCCGGATCCACCAGCATCGATAGTAATACCACCGATAGCGCCATTAGACGTTTTGCTTACGACACCGTAGGCACCGAATCCACCACCACCGGCAGGGCCCTCGGACACCAGCACCAGATCATCCGGTGCATAGTTGGTGCCGCCAATATCCACCGTGATCTCGGTGATGACAGGTAGAATGCGGGTGATGACCCTCTTGTTTGGAGTATCGATGTTGTAGAGTAATTGATCCTCACTAAACGTTCCACCCACACTGCCGTGCTGAAGTGTCAGTTCATGAATTTCGTGGCGCTGGTTGGCGGTGCCGCCGACAATATAGCTAACCACTCGTTCGACAATTGCTTGGCCGGTACCGGTGATAATACGCTGCCCAGTATAATACGTATTGACATCCGTGTTCGCCGAGTAATATATGATGGTGCCGGTGTTCGTATACTCCGCGAGTGGATTGGATACCTTCAGCGTCCGGGGCGCATCCCACGTTCCCTCGGACGCCGTGAAGATATCATCACGCGGAAAATAGACTTCCGCCTCTTCGTTGAAGAATGCGCGGAAGAACCAACGAATGCTCTCGGTCGTGCCTTTGTTCTGATAGAACTGCCGCAAGCTCCGCACAAACCAATCGGCGCTGATATGACTGTGTTGTGGAAATTCGTTGGCGAACATCGCAAAGAATCGCGGACGAAACTCGTCCAATGTCGTTGCGGTATCTCGATAGTCCGAGAGCTTGCGGGCTTCATAAAGCGGACCACCAACCGTGGTGGTCGTGGTGGTATTACTGGTGGACGGACCAAACTCTGGCGTTATCGTTGCGGTCGTTGTCGTACGTTCTTGTTCTAAGAAGTGTACGAACGCCATCACAAACTCAACAAAGACCGGATACTCTGACTCTACAAAGTCAGGTATTGCGGTCTTGATGAGATTGTAAAACTCTTGGCCGGGTTGATATGGTCGCATATATTATCGAAGTCTGCCACCCTGATGGAACCCTACATCCGGCGAGACGGTCGTACTGTCTATCACCTCGACAGTGATCGTATCGGTCTCTACGGTATACATACGGTTGAGTTTTGGAGTCATATCACCTGCGGCGGGCAACGCGGTAAACCAGATGTCCACCGCTCCACCCTCGATGGTTTGTGGCGCGAAATTGGCTAACCGCATCACACCCGTCGCCACATCGAGTGTACCAACCGCCGTATCGATCACCGTGAGTGTTCGTACGCCACTTTGCGTTACATACGTCACTACATCAAGCGCACCAGCACTCTCGCGAACGAAGCAGTTCTCATACGACGTGCCGGCGCTATCGAGATAACTAAACCGATGCGACGTTGCTTCAAGAATCGCAGAGACGGTCCCCGACTTATAGAGCGCGCCGCCAAACTTAACCACCAATGTGTTACTCGCCCCAAGATTCGGAAAGACACGCTTCTGTAATTCGATTTGTGTCAACGAACTTGAAATGGTGGGATCCGCATCATCAATGGCCCGTGTGAGCCGCGAGAACCGGAACGACGTGTCAAACTTTTCAATGTTCTCATTCGCGTAGGTATCAATAGCTGCGGCCACGACGGTAGCCAACTGCTGCTTCGTGCGCGTTGTCGTTTTAGGATCGTATTGGACTTGCGCCGTGACGATGAGATACACATAGTCAGGATCGATGATCTCGGGAATGACACCAACAATGCTGTGTGGCTTAACGAGCGTTTCAACAATGGTACTCTTCAGCGTTTCCGTCAACCGAAGCCCGTAGGTTGGCTTGATCGCAATATACACACGGCCGTAGACCGGACGTTCGGCGGGATCGGTTGGGTTACCTTCTTCTCCACCAAACACCGTGATGGCGGCAATGGACGCAGAGTAGTTCTGAAGAATGAGTGTCTTGTAATCATCCGCCGTCACCGTACGGTTCTGTGTTGCGTAGGTAAGCGGTGCTAGATATCGCACGTCCTCAATGGTTTCCTGATCATCGCCGCCAGTGCTGGGTACCGTGTTCGTATCGATGGCCGCGGTGACACCAGTCACCAACCCGGCGATGGACGTGTCGTCGATGCTAAACGGACCACGAATGTTGTTCCCCGCGGCACCGCTACTGATATAGTAATCCACAATGACGATATTACTATTCTCCAGCGAGGCACCAATAACATCGTTACCAAATTTCAATTCAGCAAAGCCACCATACGCTTCCGAGACAAGGAAAATGTTTGAAGTGCTGTTGGCTAACAACAGGTTCGTGGCTTCCGTGAATGTCGTTGTCGTGTTGACTGTCGCACTCGTCTGCACAGTCACACTAACACGACTGAAGTCTGCATTGGCGTTTGGAATGATAAACCGTTGCGTCGTATTATTCAGATCAACCGTGAATCGATACTGCGCCGCAATCCCCTCAACAAGCGTGATGTCCGTTCCTTGGTAAGTACTGTCGGAAGTATTTTGTGTAAGCTCACTGTCCGCCACATTATAGAAGGTCGCGCTAGTGTTGGACTGCAACACGAACTGCGTATTCTTCGGCAGCGTAATCGTGGACGGCGTGGTGTTGGATACCGTCACGGTTACATTCGCATCATAGCTGGCACTTCGTACACCATGAGAGTTATAGCCCAGCATCTTCGCGTGTGAGACTACGGACGACCGCAACTGTGCGGTATCGAGAAACGACTCGTTCACCGCTGCGGATAAGTAGTAGCTGTTATAAAACGTGACATAGGCAAGAACGCGAGAGAGCAACCGCAACCCACTACCCGAGAAGTCATAGTCGGAAAAGGTTGGGTCCGCTTTCATGAATGTGACCAGATTCGCAACAATCTGATCATAGTCAAGTTCCGCAATTTGAATTTGTGAAGGTAATGTCGCCATATGTTATCGCAACCGTGAAAGATATAGAGTCAACGTAAGTGGTTGAGTCTGATTGACAAGAAAAAACAACAAGTTGATTTCATAAGTAAATTCATCGGTACTCGGGATCACCGTCAATTGACGAATGGTGACACGCGGTTCAAACGTCACAATCGTCGCTTCAATTTCTTCACGGAGCATTACGGTCGTGATCGGGTCGATGGGTTCAAATAACAATCGGCGCAACCGCGTGCCGAACTCAGGAAAGAACGGCGTCTCCCCAACATCCAACGACAGCAGGAGACGTAATGACCGCTTGACGGCAGCCGCACCAGTTACCGCCACGACATCATTTGTGACCGGGTTCTTTGCGAACGTCAGCGACACATCTTTGTATGCCCGTCTAGTACTGAATGTTGTGGAAAGTTCTGGCATACGACTATTTAGTGCGAACTCCGATGTGGTTATTGAGACTACGCCTCAGGCGGATCCGTATCACTCATGTGGGGCGGATCTTCATCATCTGCCGGCAGTTCTGCATATCTCACCTTGGGTGTAAGAAGCGCATCACGCTTACTCAGAATACTCAGTTCCGCATCTACGGCCGCGATGTCTGTCTCCAGTTGTCGCTCAGCCGTCGCACGCGCTTCACCAGTCAACGGTTTGATG